ATCATCATGTACAAATTTTAGAAACTTTCTCATTTCATCTTTTGTGATTGCCTCTCTGGTAACGCTGTCATTTACAATAATACCTGCCATTTCAAAACCAAATGAATTTTTTACAATAATGTCATCGTCCATTGCCATCTGAAATGCAGGTCGTAAAACTCCACGAACAGTCTTTATGGAACTGTACCCACGATTATCTTCCTGCTGCAGTTTAATTAAAAACAGCTTTGCATCTGATACCCGAATCTGTGTTATTTTCTTACTTCCAAATGGTTCGTCCTTAAGAATATTCTTTACAAATTTATAATTCATCAGCGTATTGTTTTTTACGCCCGTCCTTGTAGCAAGGTATCGGTCTACCAGCTCATTTACTGTAATGTTCTTTCCCATTGGGTCTAATCTGTTATCCAGATCATAACCTATCTGCTTTTCCAACTCTCTGAGTGAAAGACATGGTTTTCTTCCAATGGGCAGGATGTCTGTTGGTTCCAGCCTCCAGCTGTATACAAAGTGTGGTTTTCCACCAACATGGTATTTGAACTGATATTTTCCGTCCTTTCTGATGGATTCTCCTCTCCGAAGGACTCTGTGTTTTGAATCTCTTCTATTTGCCATACGTTCCTCTCTTTCTTAATTCTGAATGTTTCTGTAGGTAATTAGCAAACTCAGTACGAATGATGAGGTTGCGTGTTTTGTACTTGGCTAGGAAGTTCAATTCCTGTTCAGTAGATAAAAGAGCATAAAATTTTCTCCTGCTGAGAACAAATAGCTCAATTGCCTCCTCTGGATTCAGAATATCTTTCTCTGCTAAATTCTTTGTTTTCACGGCTGCGCCTCCCTTCTATGGTATGACCCTGTTTGGTCATACCATATATCACTCTAATCCAAGTTATTATCAACTACTTTCAGCAGACAAAAGCAATCTATACCGCAGACGATTCATCCAAGAATTTCTCAAACTTTGGACGGATAATTAAATATCTGTTCCCACTATAAACAGCGAATCTGCTTGTATTCTCTTCTGCCAGTCTGCGCATTTTCTTTGTTCCAATATTGAAGTAGGAAGATGCCTCTTTTACAGTAAGTGTGTACTTATCCTTAAGTGCGACTTCCCTACTTCCCTGTTCCATATTAATGATGTTCATACTTACCCCTTTCTCCCCCAGGGGGGAATCAAATCTCTATTACCTTTCCCCTACAGAACGGTGCGTCCCCCTTACGCGCATAAATGGCGAAATCAAAGGGGGTATTACACCTGTTCAAATTCTATTTTCCTATTTGGATAACTTTGACAGCTTCATTGCGGATCAGCTTTCCATCCAGAAATTCAAATGCAAGATATCCAATCTGACTAAGGGCTGCAAACTTCTCTTTCAGACTTCTGACGGAAATCGATTTTCTATCGATAATCCAGTAATATGAAAAGTCCCCAAATGCAATTGGTTTTTCTCCCTCCGAAATATCCGGCATGAATTCCGAAATGATTACTTCCTTATTCAGGATGGTGTTATCGGAATTGTTCCAGAGATAATTGCCATCTGCATCTTTCAGTTTTCTAAGAGCGAGTGCAGTTTTATCATTCATCATCCATACGCCGTCACTTCTGTACTCTTTATCAAGACTAAAGTATAAGGAAATCACATCATCATATGAGAGGTTTTCCGTGGTAACACCAACTTCTGCTCCCTTTGTGCTATGGAGTATACCAGTCGGCTCACTTTCTCCATTTCCATTGATGAAGCCATTATCTTCTGCTCTGCTGAAATTGCGTCCCAGTCTTGTAATCAGATAATCTTCCACGCTGAATGCTGCATCACTTACAAAGTCCTCATCCATTTTAATGAATACTGCCAGCTTATGTCTGTCGACAGATTTTTCATTAAAATCCTTTACTCCATCATAGATTGGAATCTCTCCTGTTTCAGGAACAAACTGTGCTAAATCCTTACAGTCTTTTGTATAAATGCGATAAGCTGTTTTCTTAGCATTTAGTACGGTTGCAATGTTCCTGAATACAGATTTTCTCTTAATTTCCTGTTCCATCTTTTTGGATGCAGAGACAGGAAGATTATAACTTCCTGTTTCTGCAATACGGCCCCTATCAACTACTTCTCTTGTCGCACCCATTCCTTTCATGGAATTCCAGAACTGAATATCATATTCAGGCTGTGCTGTTACATCTCTATAATTCATACTCATACATTTTCCCTCCTTAGCGTCTGTTGCATACTGGGCAGGTGTATAATCCCAGTTCATTTGTTGTCAGCTGTCTTCCTATCTGTTTCAGATGATTACCACATTGTGGACATAGGATTTCATAAGCAAATGCCATCGCTTCTGTGTGATTTTGTCTTGCATGAAGTCGATAATACTTCTGCATTTTTCCTTTTTCGTTCCTTGCAAGCTCACCGGAAAGATACAGTTCGCACATTCTCTGTGCACATTCATCTGAATAATATGAATGTGATGCACCTAATATCGTTCCCTGTCTGTTGTTCTTGTGTAATGGATAAATCATATAAAATACCTCCCTTATTGTTATTTACACTTATTACAAGTGTAAAGACCTAGTTTATCTGCATCATTATTTGTGATTCTTTTCATAATACTTCCACATCTGGGGCAATGAATAATCATGCTGTTGCTTTCATTCCTGCTTAGTGGCTTTTTCGAGTGAAGTCTGAAATAATTGGTTATCATCTCACTCAGGTACAAGGAATGTACCTTTTTTACCAAATCACCATTTGTAGTCTGGAACATTGGCATCTTTTCATTCCTGTCCGTATCCATATCAACCAATGGATGATATCTGTATTCTTCTGTATACATATTACTGCTCCCCTTTCCTTACTTTTTCTGGAATAATTTATCCCTGGTAATAACTCCGTCTGCAATCAGTTCAAAGCTGTGATTACGAAGCATATCAACAACCGCAGGAATCATTATCCGTGGTACTTCTCTGACGGTTTTTATAACGCAGCATTCTCCCTGTTTCTCTCCGAACCATAGATACAATGTTGCTTTTCTCGTAACACTTGTGGTATGAACGCCACTAATTTCCACATTGAATCCATTTCCAAAGTCACGATATATCACTCTCTCCAGATCAATCGTACATACCCTGTACTCCGAGCCTAGTGATTTACACAAATTGTTTATTGCGGTATCTCTGTTTGCCATCTTTCTCTCCCTCCTTCCTGGTGGTTGTTATATGGAAAAAGTGGTTTTTCTGGTGGTCGTTTTAATATCTTGTATCACTTCTGAAATCCACTATTTACAAGGCTTTCTGTATGATTGGTGGTCGTAGTGGTCGCAGTTTCAACTCCATTACCACTTTTATCACAATATACTTCTCACACCACCATACTTCCTTTTACAAATAATTCATTTCAAAAGTAAAAATAACGACCACTACGACCACCAATCCTCGGAAACCCTTGATAATACAGACTATTTTCAGTGGTCGTTGTAATTATTTCGACCACTTCTGTGACCACTTCGACCACCTTTTCAAGCGAGAAAATCTGTGCTGTCAAATCCGTAGGCTGATGCATAGTCCTGCTTGCATCCCTGCGTTAAGGTGTAGTTCCTATAAAAAGTTCCACTATTTCGTTTCACAATCATTCTTTCAAAATCTGTTGATAAATGTTCTGCCAGTATCGTCCTGAATTCCTTGTAATTCTTCGCATAACCATTATTGTTATCCCTGCACCACTCCTTATAAACCTTATAAATTCTGCCTGTAGTACATGAATCGGTTATTTTGCCATCAGTACGTTCACACATACATTCACTATAAAAGCTGATGACTGTATTGTTTTCCCTCTGATATCTTTCCCTTTCAGCTGATACACTTTCTGGTTCTGAAAAACAATAACCATTTGCAATAACGGTTTGCAATGCTTTTACTGCCTTATACACGATGCCATCTCTTTCTTCGTACATCTTGTCCAGCAGTTTTTTATCCTGCTTTGCAAGTGGAATCACATTGGAACACTTTACAACCATGATACGGTCATATACCCATTTGCCGTCATCTCCACCAAATTTCGGAAGACGATTCATGCAAAACCAAAGCATCCCGTTATAAGAACTCTCGAATCCCTGCTGACCTTTGATTTCTGTAAATATACTGTCACCGCCAGTCAGCTTCTTGAAAGTCTTAAGTTCATCTATAGATAGAAAACTCATATCAGAACTTCCTGCAAGTCTTGTTCCATATAATGAACCCGTTCCAAATCTTGCTTCAATTTCCTTCAAATCGATTCCTATGAAATTCCCCCTACCCAGCAGACGCTCTACCAGACTTTTTAACTGTGATTTCCCTGTGTTTCCATCTCCTACAAGAAATAATGCTTTTTTCATTCGGCTGCCTTTTACATTTGAAATGCACGCTCCCATAAATTCCAATAAAAGCTGTTGCACTTCCTTATCTCCATTTGCGAGTGTCTGTAAATATGCATCGAACACAGGAGTAGAAAAATCCTTTCCTTTCCATTCGCATGGCAGCTGTATAGTAGAAAGAACTGCCGGGCTGTGTTCTTCAAGAGTAATCTCTGTTCCAGTTACCTTTAACAGACCATTTTTGAAATTGATGATATCCTCATCAGCATTCAATTCCTCCTGGCTGACGTAATTCAGATCTGTATTGATGTGCTGCAATGTCTCATTGACTTTGCTCATTTTTACAAGTTCCTCATTATAATCAGCAATAAACTGTTTGATACGCCCCATCATCATGTTGTCTGCATAATATCTGCAACAGCCATCGTCATATACATATTTCAGGAGTGCCTGTCTACCGCTGTCCCTTACCATGATATATTTCATGTTCTCTCTGACATACTTTGCCAGAAGTGGAACACTTACATTCTCCCTGTTTGTCTGCTCATCGTATAAGATGAACTCCGGACGTTTCATTACAGATTTATGAAATATCCCATGACAGGCTTCTATACCAAGTGCTATGGTCGAATTACGGTAATCATCACGTTCCCACTTCCCACGGTACAAAGCTGAATCCCGAAATACCTTATCGATTGCATCTGGATCATTGCCTGTACGAAATGCTATCATGGAACACAATGCTGCATCTGCCTCGGACTGTGAACCATACTCACTAAAATCTCCTTTGTCGTAAAGTCTGATGAATTTTTCTGAATTCTGCTGTTTCCTCAGGGCACAGGCAATATCGAAATCAATCTCACGGGTACTGAGTTCTGTCTTTTGGACTGGTTTTCTGCTCCTACGCATCTCTTTATCAAATGTTTCGAGAACAGCCTCTGTTCCATCGGTTAACGGAAGGTCATTGATTGTATTTCCTGTAAATGTGGCATATCTGTTCGTTACATCCCCAATATAAAGTTCCACATGGTTGTTGGGATTTTTCTGATAAAACTCTCGATTCAACGTCAGACCTTGCTTCTTTTCATTGTAGCAAAGAGGTAATTGTGAGGAATCACAGGTTCCAAGGATATAAATCCCTTTCCCACTTGGAGAAATTTCCGCATAAGAACCATGCCTTTTAAGAAGTCGTTTCACAAAGGAATCATCCAAATTCCTTTGGTCTACATCCAGAAAATAAAAGCCTTTCGGAACTTTAAACCCTATTCCCGATGCTCCTAACCTCTCTTTTGCCAGAACCGTTTCATCATAGGTTGACCATGTATTCTTGTAAGAATCATCCGTTCCTGTCTTTCCCCCTGTAGATGAAATAGGAACTTTTGTCATCTTTTTACTATTACCTGCTGTTGGAACATTGTTCCAAAGAAACCAGATTTTCATCTTCTTTAATTCTTCAATTGTCATATTCTCAAACCACCTCCTCTCTACTATTTCTAAAAATAATTTCCTAGTCTTTTATAGACTGTTTTAAGAGCCATTCCCTGTACGCTTCAATTGGAACGAGAATTCTTGTGCCTACCTTAATGGTAGGAAAACCAGGTGTTTTGACTAACTCATAAGCCTTTGGAAGACTGATTCCCATTTGTTCCGATAACTCCTGAACACTCATTGTCGTTTTCTCCATTTCTGCACTCCTCTCTTTTGATATATTGCTATGTCCGTTTTTCAATACCAGCTTTTCTGCTACCGCTATGACAGGCTATCAATTCCGGCAGTAACTGATGCTTGTATATTGAAAACGGGATGAAATTGTCAAGGTTCATAACAAGTTGTAAATAATTTATCTGTTTACTATTGTTTTCATGATTATTGTATCGTACAATGTAATCGTAATCTAATTACTGACGATTACGCTTACGGTCATGAATTAACGAAAGGGGGGACTAAAATGCCATATAACTGGAATGGGGATTATGTGCCATCAAAGGCAGATAAGAATACGAATGTACTAGGAGAAAAAGAGATTGGTGGTGTTGGACAGTTAATCTACCATCCATTTCGCTTTAAGGATTATGAATTTCACAATATAATAAGTGGCTATTATGCTTTTCCAATATGCAGTCCTGAATATGAACCCGTTTTTCCCACAGATGATTCCGTATCTGGGAAAGGACTTTTGGTAAGTCTCTGCAACCTTGCAAAACAACTGGATGATTTTGAAAACAACACATCAAAAGACGAACAGATCATTACATGGTGCAGGGAAAATGTACACCCATATCAGATTGATTCTGTATACTCAGAACTTACGGATAAACATTTTGACATAAAAAGCCATGACTCTGCACGGGTATGTAAAGATGCATCTTTTACAATTGATGATTTTATGGAAGATTTGGGAAAACTCTATAATGCGGTTCTTTTTTATGAAGCCTTAGAAGGAATCTGTGTTGCTGAGGAAGAAGATGCTTACAATTTATATAAGGAAGGAAAATATTTTGAAAGGTATTCATTTTTTGAACATTACAAATTAAGACACGACATTCCCGATATTGATGTTTCTTCTGCCAATGGAGATATCGTTGAGGAAATGAAATTATACAGGGAATATGAACAGATTCATCCTGCTGTTTCCCCAGATGGAGAATTTGCAGTAGAACCCTATGATAGTTATGATGAACTCCGAGATAAACTGATTGATTTAATTCCAGATTTCAGGATACGTCTAAAGTTTAACGCCAAAACAAATCGGCTGGAATTCTCCGCTGATGTGAACTCTGTATTTGATATCGGCGCAAGAATGCTGTCAGAAGACCCTGCTCCTGAAAACAAAGGTACAGATGAAAAACGAGCAGAAGGTATCATGATCTGTTGTAAAAACTGTGGTTCTTTCTTTATTAGAAGAAACAGCCGACAGGAATACTGCAATCGTCCGGATTGCCAAAAGGCTCGTAACGCCAAAAATCAACGTGCCTTCCGTAGGAACAGACGTATTGAAAACGCACAAGAAAAAAAGAAAGAGACCAGATAGCCTCTTTCTCCATAATATTTTATCATTTTTTCAAAAACGCTGAATTGCCTGTAAGATTTTCAAGCAGAATCTTACGGGCATTTTTATATTCATCCCCTATGAATCCCAGCCGTAGAAGGAAACATCTGAATGCATATTTTTCATTCTCTATCGTCTTTTCTTTCGCCTGTACTCGCTTTAATGTCTGTGCTAACATTCCCAATTTGCTTATAAACTCGGTGTAGGCAGCTATCCTATCCGAATCTTCTGTATATGGAAACCAAGGGAATGATACTTTCTCCACATCCACTTCTATTTTTATGCTGTCACTCAGAAAAGTATGTTGCAACAATATGCTCTTGGCTGCTACCAACGCATCGAGATTATGTAATGTTTCATCTGTGAATTTTGCTCTTGGCAATGCAACCGTTATGGTGTCTACAGATTGTTCTGCAGCACCATCTACCTCATTGCTCTGGCACAATTGTTCCAATAGCAGTTCAGCCTGACTTTCTGTAATCTCTTCACTTAAATGTAATATCCCATTCTTGTCAAATCGGCTACTGCCGATTAAATAGTCGCAGGAAGGAACTCCTGCGTAATGTGATTTCATTCCAAGGATTTCGCCTATCTGCCCTGCCAGTACCTTTCTCTGTTTGCCTGTTACATCAAATTGTAATTCTCTCATAATATGTACCACCTTTCTTCTTTGGGTATGTACATATATCACTCTGAAAGCACATAAAATCAAGCAAAATCAATAACATTTTCAAGAAACTCCACACATAAAAAAAGCCATAATACTATGGTGTTTATCCATAATATTATAGCTTTTGATATCCCCCCTGTTTAATTCCGCGAAAATTCGTGTTTAAGGGGGCGCCGGTCTTCTGGCTGAAAGGTACTAGAGATTTGACTCCCCCTAGCCCCTAAATGCATTTTTTCCTGTCATTCCTGTATAATAATCATTTTAAATCTTCTGTCATTTTTTTATATAGTTCCATTATCTCTCCAACACAACTTGATTCAGTAGTATCTTTTATCGACATGCCGTATGCCTGCATAACAGTACGATCATTATTTTGATGCGCCTGTAACAATTCCGGAAACAGGAACATTTCATCACCATACATATCCGCTAAGCTATTGCTTGGATAAAGTTTTCTGGCATCCAGAATTGCCTGTGCTGTCTGCTCTATCTTTGCCTTTTGTTCATCCGAAACAGTTGGAAATGGAAAATTATAATAAACCGATGGTGCATATCGATAATCATTTTTCAATCTTCCTGCAATTGTTCTCATCCACGAATTATGTACATTGGAACATATAATACCAAAATCATACAAACTAGCATTATACACTAAAACAGCAGAATCACTTGCAATAACGTCTGGTGTTAAAAAACCTATCGGAATATATCTTCGATTTGATGAAGATACACGTGGAATAATCAAATAGTCTGTTTCAGGTTGTCTATTTTGAGTGAATAGAAAAGGCTTATTAGCTGTCTTTTGTATTCTATCAACCGGACTCTTCAATCTGTATTCTCTAATATAATTAAATCGATCAATTAGCTCTGGAATATGTTTATATTTTGCTGGACTTTCATCTACAAACCAAAAACAATAGCGACTATACGAAGTATCATTGATAAATTCACGGCTTCCAATAAACGGCTTTATTACAGGTTCTAATTCAGGATATTTTTTTAGCCAGTCTTCTCGTTCTTTTGCAGATAGTAGCAACCGTCCATCATCAGCAGGCGGGCTACCTTGAACCACTTTTGCAAGACCTTTATTTATACTTTTACTGCGATTTGTAATAAATACATCGGATGCAGGTTTTAAATAACCATTAATATGCCCAACAAGTTTATACTGTTCCCCTGTAAACAATATTTTTTCTTTACGCTCCACCCTCGAAAACCCGACAATTACACACATAACTGCGGCTTTCTCCTTTGCCTCACTTGTCCACTTAAATGTAGTATGTGCAAAATTGATGATTATTCCAGAACCTAAGAGCATCTCCCACAAAAGATTAACTGACTCTCCCTGGCAGATTGAATTAGACGATACAAAAGCAGTTTGTACATTGCTCCCTACCATGTAATCAGTTGCTTTCTTAAACCATCCTGCTACATAGTCCAGTTTTCCACCTGCTGTAGATGGTGCAAAAACATCTTGCATATCTTTAGCCTGTTCTTTTGTTCGCATTGCCTGTCCAACGAAGGGAGGATTGCCCATAATATAGTTTAATTTATTCTTCGGTACAACGCTTTCCCAATCCACACGAAGTGCATTCCCCTCTATTATATAAGCATTGGTTTTTAAGGGGAGGAAATCCAGTTGCATCAAAACAATACTTTCCGTTTCTTTCATCATTTGACTTTCTGCAATCCACAATGCAGTTTTTGCAACAGTTACAGCAAAATCATTTATTTCAATTCCGTAAAACTGACTGATAGAAACCTTTATTGGACTATGTTCTCCCATATCACCAAGTGAAATCTGACCATGGGAAAGTTCCATCAATACCTGATTTTCCAATCGACGAATAGAAAGATATGTTTCTGTCAAAAAGTTTCCAGAACCACACGCTGGATCTAGAAATTCCAATGTACTTAATTTTGTCTGAAAATCATGAAGTTTCTTTTCCTTGGTTTTTACAACACCTATTTCACATATTTCTGCGAATTCCTTTTTTAAATCATCAAGAAAAAGTGGATCAATGACCTTATGTATGTTTTCAATAGAAGTATAATGCATACCACCTGCACGTCTTGTTTCCGGGTTTAATGTACTTTCAAATACTGCACCAAAAATGGTAGGACTGATTTCTGACCAATCAAAATCATCACTTGCCTTTGCAAGAACTAATTCGCGTATTTCATCCGTAAACATAGGTATTTCTATGCTTTCATCTGCGAATAATCCACCATTTACATACGGAAATTGTGCAAGGTCTGGTTCAAGATATGGGTCACGTTCTTCTGGTCTTGTGTCTAAAACCCTAAAAAGTTCAACTAATGCTTTCCTAATATGCAGAGTATCATACGAAGCAAGATAATCATGGAACATTGCACGCTTACCAAAAATTCCTGCATCCTCAGCATACATACAAAAAACAAGGCGAACGCACAAAACATTTAGGCTTTTCAATGTGTTTTCACTAGTTCCATCCTTATATTGTTTCAAAAAAGCATCATACAATACACCAACAATCTCACCTGCTTGAATAGATACTTCCATTTCACGTTGTAAATGTATATTTCCTTCATCCACAAGGAATGACAGGCGATAGTATTCTGTTGGCAAATTTTCAAGTAAGACTATCTCTGGTTCTCCACCAGGGCGTTCCATATCGTATATATTAAACTCACCAAAATTACAGGTGACAACCCAACGAGGATGCTGAGATAAAGGTAATTCTGTTATGTATCTTTTCGCCTGTTGAAACGGATTAAGCATTGAGCCATCCGACTGCTTAATAGGTTTCTTTAAATCTTTTCCAAGTCCTTTTTGCTCAATCAAAACACGCGTTAACGGGATAGTTCCATCAATAAAACTAGTGTGGTCTAAATGTACCTGTTCCTCAAAGGAAATAAATTGCTCTGGGTGTTCTATACCATAAACATCTCGTAATAGAGAAAGCCAAAAGGACTGGCTTTCACCTTTTTCATATCCATGTCCTTTCCAGTGTTCTGCAAACGCTTTTGCAGCCTCCCTTTGTTGTGCATCTGTCATTGCATTCTCTCCAATCCTTTTTATGTTCCAAACACTTATTTTAATCCATTCTTCCTGTATATATTATAACGAAGGATGGATATCCCTACAATAAATTTTTCCATAACGCATTACAACAATTGTTTCAGTACATCTATAATCTGTTCATACGTTATATCCCTTGCATATGCAAATTTTCTCTGATATTTAGACCACATTTCTTTCAGTTCCATGCTCTCAGCAAGTAATGCAATGATTTCATCTGTATCTGAAATCTTTTCTGCACTTCCCCTATGAACAGATGTTGCCATTAGTGCTTCTTTGAACAAACTCTTATTGTACTCTTGTGTTGTACCAAGAATGTAAATATCATAATAATCTCTTGGTCTGGTATTAAATATTCCACGGCTTAAAACTGTTTCCACTTTTTCTGCCATTACGGTTTCAATATTATACCCCCATAATTTGATACATACTTCATCATCAAATATACCGCTGAATTCATATTGTACTGCGGATGGTGTAATGGCATCCCCTGTGGACACGTCAATAGAAAGAGGTGTAACTATCGTATCATATATGGCATTTAGCCTTACACAAAATCCACCATATCTATCATCTTTGCGAATTGGGGTAATAGATACCACTTCAAATGTAACATCATCCAAAAGATTTATATTACAGATAGTCTTTACTGCCTCCACTACCTTTTCTTCTGTCAATGGAAGGTTTTTCAATGTCGTGTCCAAATCCATTGTAGACCGGGTATCCAATCCAACAATTGCAGCAATCAGCATACCGCCCTTGATTACAAATTTTTCACAGTATTCTGATTTAGACATTCTTGCTAGAAATCTTTCAAACATATAATTTTGAAGAACAACCTGCGCAGCTATATTATTGCTCTTTGCATAATTGTTTATTTTAGCTTTCAAACTCATTGCCTTTGAACTCATAACAGCACCTCCAGATATTTTGTTAACTCTTTTGTAACCTTAAGTTGCTTTGCATAAACAGAAAGCAAATTTAAATCTTTTCCATCGAATTTTACATAATTCTTAATCGCACTGATAACTGTTTCTTCATCACAGCGCTTACGACACCTTAAGAAATCACAAATCGTTCGCTCTATATTATAGCAACGGACAGAATTTCCCATAGTAGTACATTTTTCTATAATCCCTATACCGTGTAATTCTGGTTTTATATAAAAACAATTACATTCGTCTTTTAAGGAATTAGGCAATGCTGCATTGCTAGGGAGTGTAATTGTATGCCTAAAAGGTGTTCGTTCTGATAATCCATTCAGAAATAAGGCAGTATCATGTGAAAAGACAATTCTGTCTGAACGCAACATCAATGTATACATATCATCATGCACCGAGTCAGGGAGCTTATAAAGTCCCTGTCTGCAACGTTCTAATAATCCGTTTTTTACATAATTCGTTAAAATTTGTTTAGAATACCCTAATGAAAGTACCTGAGATGTAGTTATCATATTATTATTTTTTTTAATTTCTTCATAAATAGTCTGTTTGATATCCATTGTCTCACCTCCACTCATTGACTTTCAAATGATATTATATCTTTTTTCCATTCAAAAGTCAATTTATAAACTTTACTATTGAATGGAATTATTATATTTTTCATTCAATAGTAAATCTTCATCTTCTGAACAAGGTACTGCCAGTCCATCAAGATATTCTTCGAATTTGTGTCTAATAATCAAATATCGATTGCACATGAATAATGCATACATTCCCTCATTACTCTCAGCCATTCTTCTAATCTTTTTTGTTCCATTGTTAAAATAAGCGCCCGCCTCTTTAATTGTAAGCAAATATTTGTCCTGCAATTTCAATCCTTGCACATTTGAATTATTCTCCATTCCTTTTACCTCCAGCTTGTTTCATATAAGTAATTCATCACTCTAGATACGGAAATTGTCAACTAAAAAAGCAGTGCTTTTCAGCCCTGCCAGTAAATGTATCTTTCATATTAAACACCACATCATTCGTAGTATTACCGTAGTAAAAGTTTTGTTTATCTGCCACGATTTGCCGAATTATGCCCCAACACCGCCAAATACTGCACTTGTAGCGTTTATCCTGCCATGGCACACGAAAAGTATTCTAATCATAAATTTCTCCTGTCATCAAATGCCAAAATACGCCCGTTTTTGCAAGGTTTTATGCGGGTTTCCGGCACTCTTATTTTCTTTTTAATTTACTACACATTTGGCATATCATTACAAAGAATGGCACATTTTTTCTTAATCGTTATTCTTCACATAAGCGGTTGATGGACCAGCACCCGTCTTGCTTATATATCCCGTCTTTACCAGCTCTGTCAATGTACGTTCCACTGTGACCTTGCTTATATTAGGACACTTCTCCATAATTTCTTTCTTTGTGATTTTACCCAATTTTTGATCTATTACATATCTTATTCTATCCGGCTTTGATAATGTCCGATTTTTTAAATGCTCTACTCTATTTTCGAATTCATGATAAGATTTCAAAATAATACCAAGGTAATATTTTACAAATGGTGCATAGTCATTACTGCCTTCCTGCCAAGCTGTAGAACTTTCCTGTAACGCTTCATAATACGTCTCTTTTGACTTTTCTATCAGCATTTCTATACTAATATACTTTCCTACTATAAATCCAGCACGATACAGCAATAGCAACGTCAGTAATCGGCTCATACGACCATTTCCATCATTGAATGGATGAATACAAAGGAAATCCAATATAAATATCGGAATCAGAATCAGCTTATTGTTTTTTGTCCATTCCCATTCTCTTGCAAATTCATCACACAGATTCTGAATCGCCTCTGCTGTCTGAAAAGCGGGCACTGGTACAAACCTTACTTTTTGATTTCCTTCAGCATCTGTTTCTGCAATCACATTATCCGAATTTTTAAATTCACCTCCAATTGCTCCCTGTGAATAAGAATACAAATCTCTGTGAAGCTGTAGTATTACATTAGGTCTTGGTGACATATATTCGTAGCTTTCATGTATCGCAAACAAAACTTCCCGATATCCTGCTATTTCCTGTTCAGAACGATTTTTCGGTTCTGCTTTCTCTCGCACAAGCTCTTCTAATCTCTTATCCGTAGTAAAGATACCTTCTATACGGTTAGATGCTCCTGTACTTTGTATTTTGGCAACTTCAAGTAATGTACCTAATTCATCTGCATTTGCCTCTACAAATAGTTCCTGCTTTCCTTTATGTTCATATATCTCTGCAACCATCTGGAGTATTTCAGGAGTTAATATCTCCTGTTGGTTTTTACTATAATCAAATGTTCTCATTTATCTCCATCATTCCTCTCTTATCTCCATCATTTTACCATCAAATGATGGAGATTACAATTAAAATGATGGAGATACCTCATGACCATAGTATGAACAATAAATAAGTAATTATAGAAAAAAGAGAATATCTCATCCTCACAGGCTAAGATATCCTCCACATATACATTAATGTATTTACTTAATACATAACAATTTTCTCACTATTAAGCGTATTCCTAACCCCAACTACTGTATATAAACAATCGCTGTCCTGCGGAACGCTGTCACTATGCGTGAAATTGCGGCATGTAAAATACCTATTCCATAGATAATTGCAATCATTTCTGCGGAATCCTGGTCTGGTATCCTAACCGCCCACAAAGATCATCTTCACTATTGCGATATCCTGCCTACCATTATCGAGACAAATGTAAGTGTTGACCGCCTCGCTAATTTTAAGAAAAATTATTATGCCGGTGCCTATCAAGTATCTGAACGTATTGGCTCACAACTTGGGCTTTCCAAAAATGAGGCTTATGATTTACTTTTAAATATTTATTATCATGCTGTGGGCGTCTATAGTCTATGTCGCTGGAATCCTCTTGTTGCTGAGGCACTTAAAAAAGAACATATCACAGCACCTAAAATTGATTTTCGCGAAAATATGAAAGCTTTCATGCTTATGAATCTAAAGTACTATGCGCAAAATAACTAACCGATTTATATATTCTATGCCTACTATTCTGCAATACTAACGATTACACGTTTGTTCTGCCATGCATCCAATGGATTGCTTTCCACTGCTTCTGCCAGACCTTCTGTAGTCGTAACAGTTCCAACCTTTACATAGTCTCCGGGAACCTGTCCGTCTTTGAAAAAGAGCATAATCCGGAAAGGGGCTGAATAATACACTTCTCCTGCTGCTTCACTCTCTACAGACACAGGCTCTCCATCTGGTATATTGTAGCTTGCCGGAATATCGTAATACTGCAACACATCTGTATTCTCTGAGCCATCAAATACATAGATTGGAATGGTCTGTTCTCTTTCCTGTAATACTCTTACAAACGCCAGAGAAACTTCATTGTCTTCCAGTTGAATCTCATACACCGGACGATCCTCTGTCTCTCCAAAACGAATGGCAAGGTTCGGTAACGTTCCCTGACTTTCCTCATTATCACTTTCTTCTATATTTTCTTCCGAAGAATTCTCTTCCATCGCATTCTCTGTTGTACTTTTCATTATTTCGTCATTTTCTGTTTGTGCTACTGTCTCTTCCATAGAACCATTGTTCTCCTGTGTATTATCTACCTGTCCACATCCCGTAAGTACAGTAGCTGTTAAGACGAGTATCGCCCATAATTTTACTTTTTTCATTTTTATCATGCCTTCCTTCTTCTTTATCTTTCTATGCCTCCTGTAATAATGCTGTTACAGAAACATTCTTAATCTTTCTCGATGACAACACCGCAAAGAGAAATACAAATAGAATAATCACTCCACCAGAACCTATCATCTGGCTCATGGCAAGTTCTGCATGAAATGAGCCAATCCCAAAATTCTGTAAAAGTGCACCTACCAAAGTATCCGCTACCATAGCACTTATGATGATTCCAAGGACTGCCCCAAAGATTGCGACGATTCCATACCGCAGTCCAAATGCCAGCCTTAATTGATTAGAAGTAAATCCAATGCTTTTATAAATACTGAGACTTCTTTTCTCAAAGCTTAAAACCTTGCTTCCTGAAAGTGCAATGACGACACCAATCATGCATGCTGCAATTCCATACATGCAGAGGATCATCATGTGAAGTGTACTTACGATTCCTTCCAGTCCTGACCAACTGTTATTATGAATATCTGCATCCATGCGATAATAGTTCATCAGTTCATCCATGATTCTATCCCCCAGGGAACCATCTTCTAACAGGTAATGGGTACACCAGATGTTATCCGATATATTTCCGATTCTTCCATATCCTTCCTTACTCATCCCCACATTGACACCCATGCCATTGGCACATTCATAGATTCCTGTGATTCGATAGACAGCTGTAAGTGGTAAACTATAACCAGCAGATTTAGGCAAATAAAATCCAGCAACTATTACTAAGCATCATCGAATGATATACTGTCATTCG